TTTCTTTAGCAATATCTTGTGCTCTTCTTCTTTCAGCACGTCTTAATTCTTGTTCTCCTGCCTCTTGTCTTTCAATTTTTTTCTGAATAGCAGAACCTAAAATAGGCACACCACCAAATACTCTAGCAGCAAGTTTTATTGGTTTAAATTGTTTTATAAAATCTCTTAAACCAAATTTTGCAGCTGTAAACGCATTTGCTAATGGATATATTTCACCCAAAACAGGAGCAACTATATCAGCAATATATTTCTTTTCTTTGTTATCAAATCTTCTACTACCTTCTACCTCACCTAATAATGCCTTATACTTTTCTACAATATCTTTAAATCCTGTAAAGTCAGCATCAGCAATTAAATCTAAATCTTGTTGAAAGTTTTGTACTACAGAAACAGCAGCATTTGATATACCTTCTTTTTTAATATAAGATTGACCTAAACCTAATTCTTTTTGTATTTGTAAAGAATAAGTTTGTGCGGCTTCTGAAATAGCAACTTGTTCTTTGTCTTGTTGTTGCTTCTGTTCTTGTAGTAGTGATTGAAAGTCTGCCATTTAATTATTTCTTATCTGATTTTGCTCTTGAACCTGTATATAGACCAAACCAAGCCGCACCAGCACCAACCACGATTGATACTAGACCACTTTGTTCCATAGTAGGTCCTTCTAAATTCATATACCAAATTACTACTTTGTATAGTAAATAGATGTATGTTGAAATGAATACTCTTGGAAATATTCTCCAACTATCTACTGCTCTTGCTAGATGAATAAGTTTAGCATAAGGGTTTACACCCAAGTCTTTTATTGAAGTGTCAACTTCTAAATCAACACTAATCTTTTGTTTTGGTTCTGCGACCTTTACTTCGTCCATTATCCTTGACCTCTCTTTTGCTCTTTAAGCCTTTGATTTTCGTCTTTAATATGTTGTATTAACATATCAACGTATATTTCCCTTTCCCACGGTAACATATGTTCTAATTCTGTCAATGAATATTTATGATGTTGCATTAACAGAAAGTTCACACGATAGTAATTTTCAAGGTTTTCGTGTGAAAGGGTAATTAAAAAAAATCTGAAGCGCCATTAAATGTTAACGAAAACTTTTTACCAGACTTTGGGTTTTCATAGTTAATTTTATGTCTAATTTTAGGCATATTATTAAAAAACTCCATCAATTGTCTGAATTGTTTTTGCGTTAAACTATTTACATACTCGTCAAGTTCTTTTTCAGTAATATTATTTTTGTCATAAACATCATCTCCTTTAAAGATAGATTGAATAGACTCTTTTAATACCTCAATAGATTGCTCTGTCGTTGACTCTTTTGATTTAAAAGATTTAATTGTAGGATATTGTAATACAACACCATAACCTTTTTCAAACTCAATTGTATTATCAGGTCTTTTTGTTGTATCAATTTTTACATCTTCTAAATTTAAATCATACTCTACAATTTGTTTTTCATCATCTGGACATTTCAATCTTAATTTAATTACCTCACCGACTGATTTGCCTCTTATTTTTAAATAAAGATATTCAAAATCAAATATCGGTAACTTGGTTACATCAACATCATCATAGATACACGCTTGAACAGTATCTATAATTGCCTGTTGTATTTCTTTATCGTCTTCACTCTCTAATGCCATCAACATAACTTTTTCTTCCTTGACAAGGAATGGTCTATATGTTATAGTTTGATTGTTAGAGGGTAATTGACAAGTATATTTTGGGACTTCATTTATTGGTAAAGCCATTCTGTTTCACTCCTTCATTATTATTCAACTACTAAAAGAACGGTGGGAATACTTTTCCTCCGAATATTCTTCCAGTAGGGAATCTTGTTTTAATTTGATTTAATACATCTCGTCCTGCTCTTCTAATTTCAGGTGGCAATTTACTTATAATACCACCAAAAGGACCTCCATATCTAGGATCTTTTATTTCTCCTACACCATCAATATCACCACCTACAAGTCCTTTTTCATGGTCTTGTATTGTAACATTGGATCTCCAGTATCTATAATTAAATGTAACTGATTGATTAGCAATTGCATTACCATTGTTGTATGCTAAATCAACTGCACCTATCGTTTTAGGATATGCTTCAATAAGTTCTACATAATAACCTGATAGTGTTAAATTTGCAAGAGGACCGTCAACTCTATTAACAACTTTTCGATTTGTTGCTTCATTTCTATTTTCATGTAATGGAAAAATATACACTTTACCCACATACTCATCATAGAAATTTAAGTTATAAGTTCTACTGTTAATAACTGTATTTTGCCATGCTTCAAATATAGCACGTTCAGATAATTCAGAATCTAACATAAATGTTAAATTCATTGGTGCAAATTCTAAACCTCTAGCGATATTTCTTTCAGGTCCATAGTATTGATTTGCTGATGTATCTGTAATTGTTCTTTCTGGCAATTGTGCTGAATTACAGAAAAAGAATAATCTTTCTCTTGTATTATTTTTTAGTTCATTTGTAAATTGTAAATCGGTTTGATACTCTATAAATTCATCATCACGGAATGAATCTGTAGCAATAGGTGCTGGAAACTCTAACACAACTAAAAACTTAGCAGGTCTGTAGAAACCTTCAGCACCTGCAACCATACTTCTAAATCTGTTTATGGTTGTATTTCTGTTTGCCTTTTGACTTAATCTTTCTCTTGCCTTTTGAGGATCAAAACCTTTATCTCTAGGTAGGCCTATTCTAATATCAAATGGTCCTGGTATTGGTAATCGTTGTCTAATTATTGCCATTTAAATAAATCTCCTACTGTCTGAATAAACTTTTGCTTCACTTGCCTTTTGAAATCTTTGTACAGGTAAGTATATCGCAACTGCGGCATCGTTAGCATTTATTCTTAAAAATCCTGTTTGTACATATGAATACAAATACTTTTTGATTGTTGGTTTTACAATCTTAATATTTTTTACATCATCATAGTTTACATCAAATTTTGTTTGACTATCAAACTTTGTATCATCAGCAAACTGTTGCATACGCTCTAATAATTTAAACCTTAATAATGGTGGTAGATAATGAAAATTCATACCTAAAAACCCACCTGATATTGGTTCTAATGGCAATACAAGAGGAAATATATCATAGTATGGTAAAGTCTTTCTTAATTTAGGATTATACCCAAATAAGTTTAATCGCCCTACACTAGGTCTGCCTTGTAATTTACCTTGTCTAAACAGTTGTCTAGCATTAGCATTACTTGCTATCTTATTTACCTGTGTTCTATACCAGGTAGCAGACTTTTGCGTGTCTCCTGCCTTGTTTTTGATTGTATCAAATACGCTTGCCATACTACTATTTATAGTGCTATAAATAAGGTTATGAAGAAATTGAAGAAGTTAAGCAATCCAGACAAACGGCCATATTCAGGTATTTTTAAACCTCTTAATCCACAAAAATATAAAGGTAATGTTAATAACATAATTTATCGTTCAAGTTGGGAAAAGAGATTCATGGGATACTGTGATAAAAATAAAGATGTATTAGAATGGGGTAGTGAAGAAATTGCCATATATTATCGTTCTATTGATAACCGTCCTCATAGATACTTTCCTGACTTCTATATGAAAGTAAGACAATCAAACGGTACATTTAAAAAGTTCATTGTTGAGATTAAACCAAAAGCACAAACTCGTAAACCTAAAAAACCATTAAGGGAAAGCCGAACATACAAAAACGCATTGTTGACATATGAAAGAAACAGGCGTAAGTGGAGTACCGCCTACGCCTGGTGTCAAAAAAGAGATATGAAGTTTGTTATCCTTACCGAAGACCACTTAAAGACTTTTTAATAGTTTTGTGCCTGTTTTCTTACGTTAATCTGACCATCTTCTAATGTGAAATTTGTAATATCATTTGTACCAGATTTTCTTAAAGATTTATTATGACCTTTTTGAAATCTATTTTTATCTAAAAGTTCATCTTTAGAAATAGGTCTATCAAACATATCACTTATACCGCCTGTTTTATTAGTTTGGTCATAAACTGCAAGATAGTCAATAAATTCTCTATCTGTACAAACTGATATTATTTTTTTATCATAAAGTTCTTTTAACATTTTTGGTAATCTTTTTAAAATATTATTTTTTCTTTTAATTAAAAAGTCACCTTTATTTTTAGAACCATAATAATGGTAACAATCATAGTTTTTCTTATTATTACCAAGTTCATCAGTTATAAGTTTACCTTCACTATCAGTTAGGTAAATATCTTTAGAATATTCATCTACCTCACTTGTTGCCAGTTTTTTAATAAATTCAACTGGGTTTTCAACTCTAATAAAAGTTTTATCATTATAGGTAGTAAATGTTTCTTTCAACATTTTCTGACCCTCAACTGAATTTTTATTAAGTATCAACATTGTCGTTATAACTAAATTTGTTAAGTTTGCAAATTTAGGTAATTTAACATTTGTTTCTTGTATATCAGATACCTGTTTTAATATTAATTTTAACATTTTATATTCTGACTTATCAAGTTCTACCTTCTTTGCATACAAGGAAGGTTTATCAAACCAACTTAACATTTCTGTTGAACTTGGAAAGTTTAATTTACTGGATGAATTATTAAGGTTTC